CCCCCAGTATAAACCACTACTCGTTGCGGCAGATCCTACAGGTACAGTTGTACTTAAATCACTTAACATATATGTATTTGTATTACGTGAACGTGAATATGCTGCGCCAAACTCACCAGACCCGCCACTAAGTGCGCATAGAGGTTGATATGTATTTAACCTTGTATATGTTTCACTAAATTTTTCATAAGCTACTATGTCTGTACCAGCAGATACTTCATACGTTAATGTATTTAGCAGCTCACCTAAATTCTTACCATATATGCTCTTGGTTGTGTGTCCCTGAGGGTCATAATTTTCATCAAATTTATTCTGTGTTCCTCTAAATTTATTATAATTAATACTTAAAACGCTCATCAACCTATCCACTAACTCCGGTTGCTGTGCTAAAGCTCTATCAAATACTAGACCATCATCATCTGTTAAACTAGCTAAATTAATAAGAGAGTTTATATCGCAATAATCTATGTCATTAGTATTTGATGTAAAATTTTGAATCTTAGACCATAGCTTTTTACCCAAAACAGTATAATCACTACTTACACCACCAAAGATAGTTCCTATAAAATCAGTAAATAATATATCTTTATCTAATAAAATTTCTTGAAATCTTAAATCTTTTATTGTTTGTTCAAAATCAAAATTTTCATTTTGTTTGTACACTTCATAATAGTTTTTAGGGTAGCAGGTAAATGGTGCAAAACCGGTTACAGTATATTTTAACGTTGGGCTCGTAGCAGTATCTTCATATAGGCATTTTGCGCTTAAAGTTAAGACTGATGGTTTACCAGATAGGGTCGCTAGAGTTTTGTCATTAAATGTTAATAATCCTCTATACCAAAATCTTGTATCAAAAGCAGATAAAGGCGCGCCACTTAAACTCTGTATATCATAGTGAGTTGTAGATACAACAACACCACTAACCCCAGGTATAACTTCCGGTGATGTTCCAGATAATAATTCAAATGTAGGCGTTGTATTACTTGACAAAGACTTCATCGTAAAGTAGCCTGTGTTCTTTGGTGATAAAATAAATGGTATACCAAGTCCTTTAAATTGAACTGGCGAAACTTTAAAAGTTTCAACACTATCACCTTCACCGGGTATACCATTTGAGGTGATTGCTATACTACTAATAGTTTGCGAGGAAACTGTCCCTACTAAAGAAGAAAGGGTAATGGTAAAGTTATTTGAATAATCGTTATTTTTAAATCCTGATGTAGTATCTGAAAAGATATTATCTCTATCTTTAAAGAGAGATATATTAATAGGTCTGTAAGGTTGTTTTTGTTTATCGGTCTTAAAGTAAAATATATCTTTACCAGAACTACCAGCGTGAAAGCTTGAAATATGCGAACTAATAGTGTTAACTATAGAAAAAGCTGTTGGTCCTTTACCTGACGTATGATTGTTTCCACTTAAACGTATATATATGTTTGTAGATGATAAAGACATTTTCTTTATCTCTTCATATTCAAATCCGGATAACGTGTCAATGTAGTTTTTCTTATAAAACGAGTGAAATGCTCTAAGGTTATTAAATTTATTTGGCTTTAGATTAAAATAGTTAGGTACATCACACCCTGATACAGAAAAATAGATATCTTGAAAATCCTGATAAAAGGGTGTTTGAGAGTTAATTGTTATCGGGTTTGAAAATTCACCTGCTGATAATTCTAATATATTAGATTTAGTCGGACCCGCTGTTACAGAAAAGGTATTAGTAATGTAATCGTGTATTGTTATATTAGTACTGTATGACGCTAGTATACTATTATTATCACAGTCGCGTAAAACCATTCGAACATTGTATACACCCGGATACTGATATGTATGGGTACTTGTTAATGTGTTACCATAGGTACCATCACCAAAGTCAAAGGTTGCTTTAAGAGTATTATATTGCGTAGTTACAGCTTCACCACCTAAAGAGCTAGGTATACGCGCTTTAAATGTAAGCGGGGTAAAGGGTAAATTGTATGAAGATAATTTAGCTTCACGCTTAAAATCTTCTACATCAAAGGTTGCATAATTAACTTGTATATTACTCATCTGTTATAACAATGCGATCAGCTACAGATAGTGGCGAATATAAATATGGAAACTTAAAAAACGGTAACGTCTTATCTTGATTCACTAATTCTATATCACTTTCTGGGTACTGTGGATTGAATGATAAAAATGATACACCACCGGTAAATATTTCACCTGTTGTTTCATTTCTAGTTTCGATACGTTTTATTCCCTCTAAAGAAAGAATATCATTAGCAAGATTTATTAATTTTAAATTACCACCTAACACGTTATCATCAGGATTAAAAAACTTTTTAATTAAACTACCAATTCTTGTCTTTAAAGTTGTTTTATTTATTTTATTATTAGTTTCTCTTACAGCATATAATTTTGTTTGGTCGAGTATATCTAATGTTAAATCTGCTGCGTCGCCTATACCCAGTCCAAAAGCCATATATATAGGATCTCGTGGTACAACAGTATTTGATAACATTTTTCTATCTTGTGTTTGAGTAACAATATAATTTTTAAACGAATTACTCAAAAAAGGTGGATAAGATTTATCCTCTGTTATTTTAAATTTAGGTACGACAAAAACATTTATATTATTAAAGTCACAAGAATCAGCAAAGTTAACTTGATTAATTATCACTCTGTTAACTTTATTAGGATCAACACATATATCATAAAAATATTGTATATACTCGTTAATATAGCTATCATTACTAACAACCTTTGTACTTGAGACAACGTTGGCAAGATTTTTTTGTAAAAATGATTGATAGTCTCCTTCTGTAACTAATCTTAATTGTGAAGAAAACATTTTTGGAGCATTTTGTCTAATTTGCTCTACTGTTTCTTCTGTAGAAAGTGCAGAAGAGTTAAGTGGGTTATTAAATGTGATTTTTGGACTATTAGTTATATTTAAAAAAGTAGTTTCAGCTTTATTTGGATATAGGTCTTGAAATAGTTCACGCTGTCTAGTAGAGTCGTATACGAACAGTTTATTACCGTTGATAACATTCTTACTAATAACACCAGCAGTATTATCAGATAGTATATAGTTTATTGATACTATATCCCCTTCATCGAGCTTCTTACCGAATACACCGGAGCCAAACTTTACTTCGTAGTGTCCATATTCATTTAATCTCAATTCGCAAACTCTATCAACAGATTTTGTGAGATATAAACTTTCCACAACTTCATACTCATAATATGTGTCATTACTCAATTCTTTAACATAAACGCTTAACGTACCATCAGCAATAAATTTACTACTATTACTGTCAACAATATTATCAACCACAACAGGTAAAATTTCAAACTCTTCTCCTTGAGCAGTATAGTCGGGATATTCTTTTATTGTACCTTGATATAGTATAGTTTCATCATTTACACTCTGCAGCGTCTCTATTCCGTTAGTTGATTTATTGAAAGATATATCTTTGTTAAAATTGTACTGTACACCATCAGCTAAAAAGTAAGAATATTTACGAATAGTATAATTACCCATTGGTAGAGAAGCTGTAGCCACAGCATTTATCGGAACAATTGAAGTTTGCTTTCCGGCTGGCTTATAACCTATAAGCTTAACAATTTTATTCATGTTCTCATATAAAGTAGCTTGATCGAAATTGACCTCAGCTGCTGTGTTGTTTAGGTAAAATAAGAGAACATGATACGAATAAGCAATTATATCAATAACTGCTGCTAAGTTACTGCCTTCATAGTTTTGATCTGTAAATTTTTGATTTTCGTCTAATCGATTAATAATATAGTCTTTTAAACTTACAGCATCAAACGCAACATACGCGTCCTGCGGAAGATTAAAATCTAAAAATTTATTTGAGGTCTCGTTTGTGTTAGTTGGCATGGTTATAATACGTAGTATCCGTTACTATTTAATAATGATTTGAGAGTTATCCCATAGGCGTCTAAAGAGGGAATGTTTATTTGCATTTCAATATAATATTCTTGTGCGTCTGTAATAGCATCTACATTAACATTTTCAAGTCGTATACGTGGCTCTTGTGAAGGTAGTAAGGTATCAATATCATATTTAATTTTATAAGCAGTAGAGCTATTAACTGGGTCAAATAGGTACCTTCTTAAATCTAAACCAAATTCTGGATTTAAGATTTTTTGACCTGGTGAAGTTAAAAATATATTAATAATACTATTTTTAATAGCCTGTAAATCATATGATCCTTGAACATCTTTTAAAATTACATCTTTTTTAAGCTGTTTATTATAGTATACTTCAGGTACGAGATCTAAAAAGAGATCCTTATAAAGATAGCCTCCTTCTAAGGCTGCTTCACCACCCTTGTCTATCGATACGTCCTTTATCTTAATTAGAGCCATTTATAATATTTAATACCTCAGTGGTAAATCGAGATTAAGGAACTATAATATAATTATAGTATGCGTGTTAAAGGTAAAACTGTTGTTGATGTAGAAATAACTCCATTTGAACTAGTAAACGCTCTTAAAGAAGAGGTGTATTCGAGATTAAATTTTCCTCGTCCAACTGACGGACGGGTGTATATTAAAGACGGGCGATTTGTTCATAAAAAGTCTGTATACACAACACACTCTTTCGAAATTGAAGAAGATCTAGGTCTTGCTATAGAAGACGATACTGAAGTGTTTACAGCGTTTCATACTTTAGCAGAATTTCTT